CCCCGGAGTGGAAGAGGTCTCGAGACATCACAATCGCTCGAGACCTGGGCCGAGACCTGGGTATCGAGGGAATGGAGATTCAAGGAAAGCTCCTTGTCCACCATATGAATCCGATGAAGCCCGAGGATCTCATAGATTTCAATCCCGCGGTGCTCGATCCGGAGTACCTCATCACCGTGTGCCACGATACACACAATGCTATACACTACGGTTTCGCTCGAGAGAGTGAGCTGATCGAACGTCGAGAGGGCGACACCAAGCTATGGTGAATAACTATCGAGACGAGCTCTTTCACTACGGCGTTCCGGGAATGAAGTGGGGCCGACGCAAGACCTACCAGAAGGTCGGCCAACAGACCATCGGCTCGAAGTCCACAGCGCAGATCATTGCTGACAAACGGGCCGCACTTCGCTCGGAAACCCAAGGTCGATTCGCCAAGGCATCTGTCTCGTACTTTGCCAAAATGGCCGGAGTCCAGAGAGGTGCCGCCGATGCGAAGAAGCGGCACGACGCCAAGGTCGAGCGAGAGCGGAAGAAAAAAGAACGTGAGCGGATCCGTGCCGAGAAGGCCGCCGCTCGAGAAGCAAGAAAGGCGGCACGAGGCAAGTGACCCGTTATAAGGACGAACTGTTTCACTACAGCACGAAGCCCCTTCGCAAGAAGAAGCGCATTGCGGCGGAAGAGGACACTCGGACCGACAACGAGAAGCTTTCCCGTCGTCAGATGCTTCTCCAGGCTCTCCAGAAGAACCCGACGAAGATTGGGACTGATACGGAGGAGCCCGATGAGGATGATGAAGAAGAGTCGGAGCAGGACCTCTCGGCAAAGTCCAAGCGTAAGAATGTGAAGGGTAAGCCGCGCTTCCCCATCAAGAAGGTTTCACGCTGATGGCGGATGGGTCGATTCTCCAGACCGTCAAGAAGATGCTCGGCCTCGAGGCATCGTATACGGCATTCGACGACGAGCTCATCTCGCACATCAACTCGGCGATCTTCGAGTCGGCCCAGCTCGGCCTGCCTCGTTTTCACATCACCGGGCCGGCCTCAACGTGGGGCGAATGGCTCGGCGAGGACGAGTTCAAAATCGAGGCGGTCAAGTCACTGATCTACGCACGTGTTCGACTCGACTTCGATCCGCCGAACAACTCGTATGTCACCGAGGCGTATCAGAAGCGTATCACTGAATTGCAGTGGCGCATCAACCAGGAGAAAGAATTCTCATGAACAGCTCCATCTCTCGCCCCGAGGATGTCCTTGCGCATCACGGCGTCAAGGGCATGAAGTGGGGTATTCGACGCTCCCGCAAGAGCAGCGGCTCGAGCCAGACGGGGCCCAAGAAGCAGGAGGCTCGCAAGGCGTCATCTCTGTCCGACGCCGAGCTTCAGCGTCTCGTGAACCGTGCTAACCTAGAGCGCCAGTACAACCAGGCGTACGGTCCTAAGCCCTCTCAGCGAAGTCGCCTTAAGAAGCAGCTCGCATCGCTTCCTGGCGACATCGCCGTGAGCGCCATCCGTAACGTCGGCACGAAGTACGCCACCAACTATCTCGACAGCGCCGTATCCGCGGGAGCCAAGGCATCCAAGAAGCGGAAGAAGCGGAGCTGAGCTCTTACATGCTCAGTAATACCGCGACCCCGCGTTATTACGCCGAGTTTCGTGCACGAGTCCTGTCTGGTGAGATCCCGGTATGCCACGAAATCGAATTGGAGATGAATCGGATCGATGACCGTGTTCGTAATCCTAGTTTCTACTACGACGATCTTGCGGTCGAGGGTTTCATCCGCTTCTGCGAATCGGAGATGACTCTCACTGACGGTCAGGATCTGGTCCTTCTGGACTCGTTCAAGCTCTGGGCCGAGGAGATCTTCGGATGGTGGTATTTCATCGAGCGCTCGGTCTTCATCCAGAACGATAACGGTCGCGGAGGTCACTTCGAGAAACGCAAAGTCAAGCAGCGACTAATCAACAAGCAATACATCATCGTTGCTCGAGGCGGAGCCAAGTCTCTGTACGAGACGCTGCTCCAAGCGTATTTTCTCACAATCGATACCACCACGACCACGCAGATCACTACCGCCCCGACCATGAAACAGGCCGAGGAGGTCATGCAGCCTCTTCGAACTGCCATGACTCGGAGCAAGGGTCCACTGTTCTCGTTCCTGACCGACGGCGAGATTCGAAACACCTCGGGCTCTAAGGCCGATCGTCAGAAGCTCTGCTCCACCAAGAAGGGAATCCAGAACTTCATGACGAACAGCATCGTCGAGGTCCGTCCCATGTCCATCGACAAACTTCAGGGGCTCCGGCCCAAGCTCTGTACGGTGGATGAGTGGCTCTCCGGCGATATTCGAGAGGATGTCGTCGGCGCTCTCGAGCAGGGAGCGTCCAAGGTCAACGACTGGCTTATCGTGGCTGTCTCCTCCGAGGGCACGGTCCGAAATGCCAGCGGTGACGACATCAAGATGGAACTCCTCAAAATCCTTAAATGCGAATACCGAGACGAGCACACGTCCATATTCTACTACCGCCTTGACGACGTCAAAGAGGTCGGAAATCCGGACACGTGGCAGAAGGCTCAGCCGAACCTCGGCATGACCGTCACATATGACACGTATGCTCGAGACGTTGAGCGTGCCGAGAACGTTCCCTCAGTCAGAAATGATATTCTAGCCAAGAGGTTCGGTCTCCCCATGGAGGGATACACGTACTTCTTCACCTACGACGAGACGATTCCGCATAGGAAGCAGGATTTCTGGCAATTGCCTTGCGCTATGGGTTGTGACCTATCCCGAGGTGACGACTTCACGGCGTTCACGTTCTTGTTCCCCCTCAGCGGAGATCGTTTCGGAGTGAAGACCCGGTGTTACGTTTCCGAGAAATCCGTTCTGATGCTCCCCGCATCACTGCGACGCAAGTATCAGGAATTCCTAGACGAGGGTTCCCTTCAAGTCATGGATGGAACCGTTCTCGACATGATGGAAGTTTACGAGGATCTCGACCGCTATATTCTCGACCAGAATTACGATGTTCGAGCAGTGGGTTTCGACCCATATAACGCCCGAGCGTTCGTGGAGCGCTGGACTCGAGAGAATGGCGAATACGGAGTCGAAAAAGTCATCCAGGGCGCAAAAACTGAATCCGTGCCTCTCGGAGAGATCAAGAACATGGCGTTCAACCGTCTGCTTCTCTTCGATCAGGCGATCATGCAGTTCACCATGGGGAATTGCATCGCCCTGGAGGATACCAACGGCAACCGCAAGCTTTACAAGGATCGCAGAGAGCAGAAGATCGACTCCGTGTCGGCACTACTCGACGCTTGGGTTGCATACAAAGTCCACCGAGAGATATTCGACTGAAAGGAGGCCGGCGGTGTCATTCGCGTCCAGGCTCAAGCACGCCTACAACGCGTTCACGAATCAGGACAGGTCACCGGACTGGAATCTGGGCACTTCCTACGCCAGTCGACCCGATCTCCCTCTCAGCGTGTACAACATGGACTCGTCCATTGTCAACACGCTTTACAACATCATCTCGATCGATGTGGCAGCTACTCCGATACGGCATATTCAGCTGGGCGAGAATGGCCGCTTCGAGTTCGAGCGAGCGTCGTCTCTTAATGACTGCCTTGAGTTCGCTCCGAACAAGGACCAGAGCGGGCGAGCCTTCATTCAGGACCTCGTCCATACGTGTTTCGAGTACGGAGCGGCGGCCGTGGTACCGGTCGACACGGATCTCAACCCGAAGGAATCAAACACCTTCGATATCAAGTCCATGCGCGTCGGCTACGTGACGCAGTGGTATCCGGACCACGTCAAGGTGCGGCTTTACAACGATCGCAAAGGCGAGCGTGAAGAGCTGATTCTGCCGAAGAGGACTGTGGCCATCATTCAGAACCCGTTCTACGAGGTGATGAATAAGCCGAACTCCACCCTTCAGCGCTTGGCGCAGAAACTCACCCTTCTGGATGTCGCGGATAAGAGAGCGTACTCGGGCAAGCTAGATATCATCATACAGCTGCCCTACACCATCAAGTCCGAGGGTCTCCAGAAGCGAGCCGACGCCAGACTGAACCAGATTTCGGATCAGCTCACCAAGTCGACGTATGGAATCGCCTACGCTGACGGCACGGAGAAGATAACACAGCTCAACCGTCCTGCCGAGAGCAATCTTCTGGCTCAGATCCAGTATCTGACCAAGGAGCTCTACGCTCGACTCGGCGTCACGGAGAACGTCTTCAATGGCACAGCCAAGGAAGAGGAACTCGCGCAGTACTGGAACCGAACGGTCGAACCGATGCTCGACGCAATTTCGATCGCGTTCACTCAGACGTTCCTCACCAAGACCGCCAGGACGCAAGGACAGCGAGTCAAGTATTTGAAGGATCCGTTCCGTCAGGTACCGCCGTCCAAGATGATCTCGGCGCTCGACACACTCCTTCGAGACGAGGTCATCTCGTCCAACGAAGGCCGTTCGTACCTGTCCCTCCCGCCCGCTCCTGACGATGGCGCGGACGCCCTGCAGAATGCGAACATCAACCCGTCCGCCAGCACGGCGCTGGACGCATTGCCGTCTCAGGCCACGCCGGCCCAGGACGAGTACGACACTGAACCTACGGACGGAGGTCAAAATGGCGTATGACTTCAGCGGGTACGCCACAAAGAACGACCTGACCTGCTCAGACGGTCGGATCATTCGCCGCGACGCCTTCCGTGACAACGACGGAGCCACCGTCCCGCTTGTGTGGCAGCACGGTCATAACGACCCTGCGAACGTCATTGGACACGCGAAGCTCGAGAATCGCAAGGACGGCGTGTACGCCTACTGCTCCTTCAACAAGACCGACGCGGCTGAGACCAGTCGCGAGCTGGTCGAGAACGGAGACGTGGACTCGCTGTCGATCTATGCCAACCGCCTGTCCCACTCAGGACCTAGCGTGACGCATGGAAACATCGTTGAGGTCTCGCTCGTGCTTTCGGGCGCGAACCCCGGGGCGCTCATCGACAACGTGGCCATTCAGCACTCCGACGGATCCTACGAGGACGCCGAGGATGAGGCCATCATCTACACCGGCACTGCACTCTCGCACTCGGACGAAGAGCCCGAGGATGGAGAGGGAACCGAAGAGGAAGAGGAGGCCGACGTGGCCGACGAGGAGTTCGACGTCAACGAGTTCGTTGACTCCCTCACCGACGAGCAGGTTGACACTCTGTACGATTTCATCCAGTCCCTCCAGGACGAGGATGACGACAACGACAACGACGAGGCCGAGCACGGTTTCGGCAAGGAGGATGTTCTGGTGCACTCCAACATCTTTGAGGGTTCGGACGAACCGGTCTACGGTGAGGTTCTGTCCCACTCCCAGATTCAGGAGATCTTCGAGGACGCTGCCCGCCCGGGCATGACCCTCAAGACTTCGTTCTTGGCTCACGCTCAGGACTACGGCATCAAGGAGCCGGAGAAGCTGTTCCCCGACGCCACGCTGGTGGACAAGGAGCCCCAGCGCGTCATGCGCGAGAACAGCTGGGTCTCCAAGGTTCTCAATGGCTGCAAGCACACGCCGTTCTCCAGGGTCAAGACCCAGTGGTCCGACCTCACCCCCGACGCTCTGCGCGCCAAGGGCTACGTGAAGGCCAGCCGCAAGAAGGACGTCGTCTACGAGGTGGCCAACCGCACCACCACCCCGACCACGATCTACAACAAGACTCGTATGGACCGCGACGACATCCTGGACATCACGTCCTTCGACGTTGTCGCCTGGATGAAGCAGAACCTGCGTCTCGCTCTTGACGAGGAGCTGGCTCGCGCCATCCTGATCGGTGACGGCCGCGACGTGTCTTCCCCGGACAAGATCAAGGAGGCCAACATCCGTCCGATCTGGAAGGATGATGAGCTCTTCGCCCACAAGGTCACCCTTGAGGCCGCTGCGGATCAGTACGCTGTCATCGACGCCGTTCGCCGTGCCAGGAAGAACTACAAGGGTTCCGGCTCTCCGGTTCTTTATACCACCAACGAGTTCGTCTGCAACCTGCTCGAGCTCCGCGACAAGAACAACCGGTACGTCTTCCAGACCCCGCAGAACATCGCCACCAGCCTGAACGTCTCCGACCTGGTCGAGGTTGAGGTCATGGAGGGCGCCGAGCGTGACGATAACGGCAAGCGCAAGCTGCTCGGCATCATCGCCAATCTGTCCGACTACACTCTTGGTGCCGACAAGGGCGGCGAGGTCAACTTCTTCGATGACTTCGACCTGGACATTAACCAGCAGAAGTACCTGTTGGAGACTCGGTGCTCCGGCGCGCTGACCAAGTACAAGAGCGCTCTGGTCATCGAGCAGAAGACGGCCTGATTCGTCAAAATGGCTAAGTTCTTCGGAAAGATCGGTTACGGCGAGTCCGTACAGGTCAAGCCTGGGGTTTGGCAGGACAAGATTACCGAGAGATCGTACTACGGTGACGTCACACGAATGATGAAGCAGTATGTCTCGACCGACAAGGTGATTCCGGATCTCCGCACGAACAACCAGATCCGCATTCTCGCGGACGCGTTCGCTCTGGAGAACTTCACGGCCATCAAGTACGTGGAATGGATGGGGGCGCGCTGGTCTGTCAGCAACGTCGAGGTCGCACGCCCCCGTCTAGTCCTCGACCTCGGAGGGGTGTACAATGGGCCGACTGCAACTCCATGAGTCTTTGGTTGGGGCCCTTGGCTCGGACCATGTATACTACCAGCCACCGGAATCGGTCAAGCTCATCTACCCATGCATCGTCTATCAGCGCAACAACGCTTCGCCGTATTACGCGGATAACGTGCTGTGGTGGAACTTGATTGGATATCAGGTCACGGTCATCGATCGCGATCCGGATAGTGTCGTGAACGACAAGGTGGCTGCAATGCCGACGGCTCGATTCAGCCGCTTCTTCGCGACTGAGGGCCTCAACCACAATGTGTTCACCATCTACGCTTAGGAGGACGCAGCATGGCTGCTCTCACCTGGGACCAGGATGGCGCTCGCGTCTACGAGACTGGTGTTGACCACGGCGCTCTGTACGTCGTGGATTCGGGCACTGGTAAGTACGGCAAGGGCGTGGCCTGGAACGGTCTCACCAAGGTTACCGAGACCCCGTCAGGCGCCGACATCTCCGATGTCTACGCGGACAACACCAAATACCTCTCCCTCCAGGCCGCTGAGACCTTCGAGGGTACCATCGAGGCCTACACGTTCCCCGACGAGTTCATGGCCTGTGATGGCACCGAGGCTGCCGAGGCCGGAGTTTACCTCGGCCAGCAGGCTCGTGCGAAGTTCGGTATCGTCTACCGGACTGTCAAGGGTAACGACACCAAGGGTAACGCGTTCGGCGAGAAGATCCACGTTCTCTATGGCCTGACCGCTAAGCCTTCGGAGCGCGCTTACAGCACGATCAACGACTCTCCTGAGGCTATCAGCTTCTCCTGGAGTGTCAAGTCGACCCCTGTCGCGGTCACTGGCCACAAGCCGGTTTCCGTTGTCACTCTCGACAGCACCGTGCTCACCCCCGCGAAGTACAAGGCTGCCAAGGAGACGCTGTTCGGCAAGTCCGACGCCGAACCGAAGCTCCCCACACCGGACGAGCTCATCGCCGTCATCAAGACCGCGGCCTGAGATACGCCTGCGCCCTCGGTTGA